GTCGTCAGTGGTGTTGAAGTAGATTGCACCCGTAATGAGAGCATCCCCATCGTTATCTAACGTGGGGTCAGATGCCTTCGCACCTAAGAACCGATCATCAAAGTTATCGTATGCAGTAGCGGCATCGGTAGCTGATGAAGCCGCCGCAGTGGCTGAGTTACCAGCGTTAGTCTCAGATGTAGCCGCATTGGAAGCTGATGTTGCCGCCGCCGCCGCACTGTCAGCCGCCGCTGTTGCACTACCTAATATACTATCGACATAACCCTTTCTCGTCAAGTCATCATTTGTTGTCGGAGTCGCGGTAGACGTGGCTTTGTTGGCACCGAGAGTGATGTCTCCCGTCATCGTGCCGCCACTCAAACTTAGCTTCGTGGCATCCTGCGTATCCACATAGACCTTTGTGGCCGCATCTTGGTTAGCCGTCGGATCACCCATGCCAGTGATCTTGTTGGTTCCCATCGCGATAGCACCAGACATAGTGCCACCAGCTAGTGGGAGTTTCGTCGCGATAGAGTTCGTGATGGTTGTGGAGAAGTTAGGATCATCCCCGAGTGCCGCCGCTAACTCATTGAGAGTGTCGAGAGTTCCCGGTGCGGCATCTACGAGACTCGAGATCTCTGTGTCTACGTAGTTCTTTGTCGCCGCATCCTGTGCCGAGACAGGATCTGTGACGTTAGCGATGGTCGTGCCGGTAACATCTAGGGTACCGTTGACTGTGACGTTGTTGAATGTTGAAGAGCCTGTTGCGGCTGTGACATTCCCGGTGAGGTCGCCTGTAACGTCCCCCGATACATTTCCCGTCACGTTACCAGTGAGGTTACCTGTGACGTTACCAGTGAGTGTACCGGTGATACCTGTGTTGGCTGTGAGGTTTGTGAACGTACCGGCGGCAGGGGTTGTTGCCCCAATGACAGCACCATCTACCGTACCGCCATTGATATCCGCAGAAGCAAGTGTTGCTTGACCGCTGGTCGATACCGTCGTGAATGAGCCCGCAACAGCAGAACTCGCACCGATGGTAGTGCCGTCGATGTTGCCCCCGTTGATATCGACCGTAGCGTGGGTCGAAGTGCCGGTAGAGGTTAGGTTTGTAAATGTACCTACGGCAGGGGTAGTTGCGCCGATGGTCGTGCCGTCAATTGTACCGCCCGTGATGGTGACTGCGGCAGAGATGAGGGCGTCGATGTTGGCTGTGCCATCGATGTAGAGGTTCTTGAACTCCGCGCCTGATGCCCCGAGATCAATGTCATCGTCTGTGACAGGGACAATTGCACCGTCCTGTACGCGAACCTGTTCAGTTGCGACGCCCCCTACTTCTGCGTAGAAAGAGACGCGGTTGTTTGACGTATCTACGACAACCTTGTTGAGACCGTCCGCATCTGCGATGAGGGGAACAAATCCCCCTTCCCCTGTGGAGTTGTCGTGCTTGTGTCCTGTTGATGCGGCGAAAGCATCCCGAATCGCATTATACTCAGCATTGATCGGTGCTGACTTTACGGTTTCGTTAGGGATGATATCCGCAACGGACTGTCGGGTGTATCCTGCCATATTATTATCTTACCGTCTATCACCGAGCCCGAACAGAATGCTCAAGCCTTGAATGTTATGACTCGCGTTGGAGTCGTTGGTTACATACCGGAAACTCACGGATTTACCTGAGCCGGAGAAGTTTGTCTCGATAACCGGAGAGGGGTTACCGTCGTAGATTGCCGTGGAGTCGTAGAGGGCTTCGTTGTAGAAGGCCGCCGCCCCTGCTGTCGTCAGGGTGAAGTTACCGGGATTCGACACGTTGGTATCTTCGTAGTCGTACACCACAGACATGATGATGTTGTTGGTTCCTTCGGATCGGAAGAATGTTGCTACCTTGTAGAAGATTTTCCGGATCTCGGTGTCGCCAAAGTAGTAGTACGGAGTCTGGAAAAGGCTGAAAATATCAATACCGTCGAAGGATGTGCCAAACTCTTGTCTGTGGACTTTGCCATCAGAGTCGCCGTGTATAACAAACTCTACCTTACCGATGTAGCCACTAGAGGCACACGATGCGTCAACCCCGAGTAGTTGGCCGAACTCAAACCCTATGCCGCCCTGTGTCTGGCGTAACCCACCGATGATACCGAGAGTCTCTGCTGTCTCGAAGAATATGCGGAACTGCGACTTCTGACGAATAACAACGGTGGATAGTTTTGTTAGGTCTTGGTTAGCAATCAAGTCTCCGATAACTGCCTGAATTGGCTTTGAGACTGTTTCTAAGTTGACATCTCCTATTTTATCGGTACCTGACACTGGGCGCAACCCATCAGGCCCTAAAAAGAGCAAATCACCTGCAATTTCGATGATACTGTCTGGGGCGATACACCCCAAGTCACTGGTGACGGTTGCAACCTGAAAGTCTGCGATGCTCGTGCCCGCAAGTTTCTTGATCTGGTTCGTCCCAAATATATAAAGCTCATCACGGAAAGACTTGAGTTGTACAATCTCAAAACCGACGTTGATGTTTCCTGCACCAGATGCTGGCGCAAAGTCTGCCTCATCGAAGGGAGCAGAGAAAAACAGGCTGTAGGGTTCTGTGCTATCTCCGGCTAAGAAGATGTGGTTTTTGAAGTCTACCCCTACAGAAGGATCTGCCGGAGCGTTCGTGTGCGTAATTTGAGTGTACGTTGTACCGTCGTAGAAAGACGCTGGGTTGACCCCATCAACGAGAAGAACTTTGTCTCCCGTAAAGTTGTAGGGAATCATGCGAACTCTGTTTACCCCAGACATTGTCGGACTACCTGAAGTAGTGACAGCGTCCCACGCTTCTGTCGTTGCGTTCCACTTGTGGAGGTAGTCTGAACCGGACGAAGGGGTGCGACAAGCTAGGATACCGTCGTTAACTCCGTTAGCTACACAGACTCCTAGAACTTTACCTGTACCCGGTACAGTACCATAAGAGTTTGTAAACCCTGAAATACGACGATAACCACCGTTCAGAGATGGCTCGTAGTTGATGAGACGGACAGCACTTCCCGGCTGTTCCTGTCCTTGCGAAAGAACATCCCGGCTTGTGTCTAGGCCGCCACGGCAAGATACTGTCTGTACTTGTAGCTGATCCATCAGCCCACCACGTTAACGCGGAAGTAGTCGGGCGGGTCGAGAAGTACGCGACGCATAAACTCGAGACCTTCCTTGAACTTTTGTGTGTGGTAGTTAGTTGCTTGGTCGTTAGAGCGGAACCGCATCATGTAAACCATCGCACCTTCAATAATCACGTGATCGAAACGCGGAGGAATAATTGTCGTATCGGTGTTTAAGGCTAAGTCACTAGGGAAAGAGTTGTATACGTACTGAATTGTGTACGCTTGATCCGGGGGAGGACTAACGCCGAACTTGGTCTTTTGTGTGCGGTAGATTCGTTCTGGCTTTGAGTAGGAAGAAGATGCAAGGTTCGCATCGTTTGCACGGTAGTTTTCTTGGTACTCATCGTAAGAGATAGTGTCGAGTTTAGCTCCGTCAACAATAGGAGAGAGTGCCGCGTCTTTTTGTAAGAAGAACGAATCCCAGTCGACTACGTGGAGATCAACAGGGAAATCATACTCTTGTGTTCCGGAAGTTAAGACCTGTGTAGTCGTCGTTGTTGTAAACGGCCATTCTTGTACGTAAGAAAGAATCTCACGGATGGAATAGTTAATCGAGTCTTTTGCTAGGGCTTGTACGTTACGGGCCGATGCAAAATCAGTCTCGTCGAGTACAACCTCATTGAGTCTCCGGAGAAGTCTGTTTGTTAAACTCAAATACGTAGATGACATTACTTACCTCAGCCCGGTATAATAAAGAATTCTTCGACGGTAGCGATTACGTCGACAGTGGGGGTTGTACCATCCGCAGTCACTGCGACAGTATCCCCCGGTTCTAAGACCATCACGGCACCGAGAAACTGAATGAAGTCCCCGGTACTCATGTTCTTTCCGCCGAGAATGTGTACACTCGCGTCAACACCGAGAGCGGCTTGGGTTGCGGCAGAGCGGTTAAACTCTACATCAACAGTCACAGTACCGCCGGCATTGACGAGGTGTAACATCGACATATGGGCGCGACAGTTGGCGGGGCACGTATACAGTGTCTCTACCGCTTCATCCGTATCACAGCGTAGGTTAACAGTCTTAAAACGGCTGTTAGTGACTACGTTATTACTTACGGCCACTTAGACCCACTCACCTGTAGACATTGCCTGACAGAGTCTTTCTGCCCGACGACCTACCTGCTTTGCCCAGCGAGAGTCCATTGCCTGATTAGCGGCCTCTTCCCAATCTTCTTCTTCGATTGCGGCCCACATGTTTTGAAACTTGAGGAGAGTCGGGATACCTAGATTGAAGCCCATGTCAACAAGGACGCGCTGACGAACAGCATCAAGTCCAGCAACCACGGGTTTTTTCTCAAGAAGTTCATCTTCTACGATCTTGATGTCATTCTTTAGAAGATAACGTGCTTCGTCTTCCGTGATACCACGATCTTCGATGTTGCGACCAACTCCTATGGTCAACTTATCTGCTGTACACTGGTAAGGCTTGAGCTCGAGACCCTCATGGTCAATGAGTTGATCTTCCAGTGATGTCATGTCGTATTTCATCATGCGTTTAACAATTCCATTTCTTACGTGACCAATAGTTTGCACTCAACTTATCATCGGTGCCCTTGATGCCCGAAGAACGAGCACAATATGATTTCTTACGATCTGGTTGATCTTTTTTGATACTCATTTTAGGGTCGCCAAACCGAACTAGACGAACTTTGTCCCCTACCTTTGCAAGTACCGCAAACTTCTTAGGTCCTTTGGGAGTACGGATTGGTTTGTTGTATCCGGGGAATGTCATTCCTCTATATTCAACCGCCACGTGCTTTGCTCCACCTTTCTGTGTAACCGCCCATTGCTTTGGCAGAACGCTTCAAGGCTTCTTCTGTGGGTGCTCCCTTAGATCCCGGTTTACGCATACGTTCTTTAGAACC